TCTGCCGCTCGCCGGCGGCCAGATGACCGGCGAAATCTACATGATCGGGACCACCGGGCCGCAGGTTGACGCCGGCGTGAGCTTTGGCGTGCGGCAAGCTCGCATTCATTGGAGTGAGCCGGCTAATTCGCTCATTATCACGAAGGGCGCGGGCAACTACCCTATTGCTGTCAGAGACACGGATGGCAGTAATCAGCGGCCGATCATCGATCAGACGCTCGGCGACGCGCGTTACTTGAAACTCGACGGCACCAATGACATCGCACAGTCGCTATTCATGGGCGAGGGCGGCGGCATTATCTGGCGCGAACCCGCGGCGCCGGGCGGGTTTGGCACAATCCTTTATGAAGACACGATCTCGGTAAATCCCGGCTTCACGATACGGCGGCGATCCGGTCAGAATTACATTTACACCGAGGACGGGCAAACCTCGCAGCGCAACCGCATCCTGACCGATCTCGATCGCGCGGCGACCGTAATCATTCAACCGACCGGCATTGACGTGCCGGGTACGGCGGCATGGGGCAACTATTGGGCTGGAAGTTATCCGCTGGCGCGCAGCGGGTCGACACGCTTGCTGATCACAGTGGCGCTCAATATCGACATTCCCGGTACGCAGCCGATGGCGTGCGTCGGAGTGCGCTGCACCAGCGACAACGTCGAGCGGCGCTTTTTCTGTTACAAAGTCGGCGGGCTGACGACCGGCATCAACGCCGCGCTTTTTGTTGACGTGACGGGGCCGAACCCGCTTCTAGCCATACAAATCGCCTCGCTCGAATCTCCAGGTGTGGCTGGCTTGCCGGGACCACCCTTTAGCGTGTTGGGCGGGGCAACCGTTGCCCGCTCGCAAATCATGATCAGCGACATGGGAGCAATCTGAAATGAGCGATCTAATTACGTATCTGGATTTACCTGACGATGTCGCCCTCGCGAGGGGGGATAATGATATTTTCCGATTTCACGTAACATTGCCGCCACGAAGTCACCGTTTATTAAGATTGACGGGGCGCGGACCGATTGCCAACCTCGGTTTTGCGGGCATCTTTCCACATTTACCCGTGCGAGCATTTGATGTTGCGCCTCATTGGAGCAGCGCATTGCCACAATATGATAAAGTGCCAGAACAAGAAACAGCGTGGCAGTTTACTTGGCTGAAAGTGACAGAATTATCGACGGCGCCGCTAGAAATAGCAATAACAGCAACTCTCGATGCTGACCCTAACCCGCTTTACCCATTTATTTTCCGAGGAAAAAGTGGCCCGCTTTCGCATCGGGCATGGTTTTGCTTTTTAGAAGATCTGGGCGACGCTTACGCTCACATACCAACGCCGCATGCCTGATCCGTGGGGCGGCGGCACGCCGGGGACCACGCTGATGGATGACGATCTCGCCGCTGTCGCCGACGCTGTCGCCGACGCGCTCGCGCAACGTTTGGGGCCGTCGCAACAGCAGAATGGCCGGCTGATCGGGCTCGCGTCGCCGGCGCCGACCGAACCCGTCGAGATCGTCGAGATCGCGCGCGTCTGGCGCGAAGGGGCGATCTACGAAAAGGGGGCTGTCGCCGTCCACGATGGCGGGGTCTGGCAGGCGACGCAACCGACCGCCGTCAAACCGCCAGGACGCACCGGGGAATGGCAGCTGCTGGTCGACGGCATCCGGAACGTGCTCGCCTATCAACAAACCGCGGACCCGCGTCACTATGGGTTCCGCGTCGTCCTGACGTCGGGGAACTGGATCGATCTGCCGGTTCGCCTGCCGATGCCGCACCACCGCGGACCCTACGAAATCGACGAACGCTATGCGCAGGGGGACGAGGTCGAATTCGAGGGCGCGACGTTCCGCGCCCGCCAGGATCGGCCGCCGCACGCGCCAGGATACGGCGACAACGGATGGGACCTTGTCTCTGCACGCGGCGAGCGGGGGTTCCAGGGTCCGACCGGCGAACGCGGCGAGACTGGATTGTGTGGCGATATGGGGCCGCAGGGCGCGCCAGGGCCGCAGGGGGAACCCGGACAGCGCGGGGTGCAGGGTCGGCCCGGACGTGGCATCCGTGCCGTGCGCGGGCTTGGTCGCGGTTTCGTGCAATTAGTCTATGACGACGACGAGTTCTCCGACCCGATCGAGGTGTCGCCGTTCCGCTTCCGCGGGGCCTATGCCACGGGTGCGACCTATGACGACCGCGACATCGTCCGCCATCTCGGCAGTCTGTGGATCGCGCTGGTTCGAACCAACAACCTCCCTAGCGCCAGCAATCCGGATTGGGAATTGTTCCTTTCAGGGGGAGGGGACGCGGCGGCATGACCTGGATCGAGCGCTGGCGCTACACGCGCGCCGAATTGCAGGGCCGCGCACGCCGGACCCGCGCGCCGACGCTGTCGCCGCTGACACCCGCGGAAATCGTCCTGCATCTGCGACTTGAGCCAGGATCGGAAACCGGACCCGAAAAGGAGCTGCTCGATCGTCTGCTGGCGGCGATGGTCGGACACCTGGAACGCTATGCCTCGATCGCGGTGATGGATCAGGAATGGCGGGTGACGCTGAATTGCTGGCCGCCGCCGGGGGTTGCCCTGGAACTGCCTTATCCGCCGCTTGTCGAGATCACCGACATCAGTATGCCGGACCCGGGTTTTGATCCCGCGGATTTTCAGGTCATCGCGAGCGAGGTGTCGCCCGGCATCCTCTACCCTGCCGAGGGTCATTTTTGGCCCGGCGGGGCCGGGCGCCAGGACATCGCGATCGCGCTGCGCTGCGGATACGAGGATCCCAAAGACGTGCCGCCCTCGATCAAACAGGCGCTGCTGACGGCGATCGCGACCGGCTACGAAAACCGTGAATCGCTGTCACAATACAATCTGACGCCAATCCTCGAATTGGGCTGGGAGAACCTGATCATGCCCTACCGCGAAGCGGGGTTTGCCTGATGGCGGAACAGCCGCATACCGAGTCCGTCTGGGATGAATTCAACCGCTCGATCCCTGATCTGGTCAAAGCGCGCGTCGAATTGGACGCATGGGCGAACGCCTGGAGGATTGTCCTCGAAATCGCCGATCATCATCCGGACGCGACCCCCGCGATGATGGTCCGCGCGTTCTATGTCGCGCTGCGCGACCGCGGGATGTCTGTTCCGTGGCCGCGCCGCTTTGGGAACCCGCCCTGATGCCGCTGCCAAAATCGCCGCCGATCGGCACCTTCCGCAACCTCGCGCTGATCCAGCTGTGGCGCGACGTCCCGGTGGACGACGAACAGTCCCTGCCGGGGTATGTCGACATCGCCTCGGCCTGGTGCTCGATCGTCGCGACTGCCGGCGACGTGTTGTGGTCCGGCGGGTTTGCGACTGCGGAGCGCCCGACGCATGTCCTGTCGATGCGCTATCGCGAGGACCTGACGCACGAACATCACATCGTCGTCGCCGGACAGCGTTTCCGCATTCTGCGGGTGCAAAAGGACGATGCGCGCCGCTTCATCCGCGTCGACTGCGAACTCTATGGCGACGCCTCGATGGTCGCCCGGCCGCCTGCGCTGCTCCCCGTCGCGCCGATCCCGGAGGATTTCTGAAATGCCGCTCGGTCTGCTGTTCTGGGTCTTGATGATCCTGTGGCTCGTATTTGGGTTCTGGCAGTGGCGGCCGAACCTCCCAACGAATTACGCGCCGTTTGGCGGCCACATCCTGTTGTGGATTCTGTTGTTCATTATCGGCTGGCGCATCTTCGGTTTTGTGATCCAGGGGTAAAGATCGATGGTCGAGCAAATCCATCCGGAACCAATGCTGCAATTCTTTGCCTATGATCATCTGCCGTCGAATTTGCAGATGGTTAGCCGTGAGTTCTACGAATTGGCTTGCATCGTCGCTCAGACTTTGCCGCGCAATCCGGAACGCACTGTCGCCTTGCGCAAGTTGTTGGAAGCCAAAGACTGCGCGGTGCGCGCCGCGATCTACAAAGACGACACCGGCGCGACTGCGCGAGCGGCGCTGTCCGGAGAGCCGTTCCTGAAAGGCTAGGGATGCAGCTGTCCGTCAAAATCGACGTTTCCTATGTCCAATTCGACCGCAAAGCGGTGCGCGCCGCGTCGCGCAAGGGCGGACAGCAGATGCGCGCCGAAATCCGCAAGCGCGGTGGCGGCCGCGGGGTGTCGCCGCCAGGATCACCGCCAGGACGCCGCACCGGGGCATTGTGGCGCTCGGTCTATGGCCGCGCGTCCGCCAGGGGCTACGCGATGGTCGCCGGGACCGCCGCCACGCACGGCCATTTCCTCGAATTGGGGACGCGCCGAATGGACGCCCGTCCGCTCGTTCAGCCCGCGTTCGCTGGCAAGCAAAGCGTCATCATCGGGCTTTACCGCGACGCGATCGGCAAGGGGATCACCGCGACCGTGGGCTCGCCCGGACAGCCGCCGTCCGCCGTCGAGATCGGATGATGGATAAGCCGCGCGGCCCGCTGATCTACACGATCCGGAAGGGCGCGGACGTCATCCCGCGCCGAGTCTTCTATCTGATGGTCGCCGTCTTGATCGTCGTGGTGGTCGGCCTCGTCCTCGGCCTCGTCCTCTACCTGCGGCCGCGCTGATGGCGGCCGACCTTGCCTCGCTTTCCTCGCAACCCGGCAACCTGTCGTTCTGGGGGCCGGATCAGCGGATGATCATGATGATCCGCTTTGATACCGAACCGGTGCGGATCGAGGTCGCCGAGGGCGTCGCCGTCGACGACGCCGCAAAAGCGGTGCTCGCCGCAATGGGGCATTTCATCGAACAGGCGGTCGAGGCCGCGGCAACCCGACGAATGGCGCGCTGAATGGCCGGCCGCCTCGACATGTCGGACCTGATCGCCAAGCTGCGCCGATCGACGCCCGCGCGCGCTTTCTTTGCCGACCGCATCGCCGGGGTCGCGGACGAAAACCGCGTCGCCGAATATGCCAATCTCGAACCGCCTTGCGCTTATGTCGCCTATGTCGGGGATAGCGCCGTCCCCTCCGATGCGATTAACGAGAACGTGCAATGGGTGACGGAAACCTGGGCGATCCTGGTCAAGCTCGCCGCGCACGAAGAAATCCGCGGACAAGCGCCAGCAATGACAATCCCCGCGATCCGCCGCGCGATCTTTAAAGCGATCTTCAACTGGAGCCCGACGACAGGTTACACGCTCTTTGCCTATGGCGGTTCCAGCTGCATTGGGATCAGCCGCGACGTGACGATTTGGCGGTTTCTGTTTACGACGCGCACGCAAATCGACGAATGCGACGGCGAAACCGAAGAACAATTCGACCCGTTGCCAGGGTTCAAGGGGATCGATGTGATCGTCGACACGATCGACCCCCACGATCCGGGCCTACCGCCCTCGGAAGAATATCGAGAATACTGGTTCGACCGCCGCGATCCGGAAGGGACACCGTAAATGGCCGATGCGACCCTGCCCGACAATTTGACTGCCGGCACACCCATTGCCGGGATCGACGTCACCATGTCGGACGGATCGCAGTTTATCGGCGATCTCGCCGCCGAACCCGCGACCATCGTCACGATCGCCGCAGGCAATCTGGTGCTCGCCCGCAACCTGACGCCCGCCGATGTCGGCCCGGACACCTGGGAGGTGACCGCGACGCAGGACGGTTACACCGCGACGGGCGAACTCGATGTCGAGATCATCGCGACACCGATCGCCGTCACGTTCACGCCGGGGTCGGCCGACCTGCCGGACAACGCGCCAGCTGGCGCCTACATCGCCACCGTCTCGGTCACGATGTCGGACGGCAGTCCCTATGCCGGGGGCCTACTCGCTGCGCCGCCAACGATTGTCGAGATGGATGGCGACGATCTGGTGACGGCGCGCCCGCTGACATCTGCCGATGTTGGGCCGCAGCAATTCAGCGTAACGACGGTCCCCTGATGGCGATCGCTTTTGGCAACGCCACTGATCTCGGCAATAACGGCTTGTCATTCATCGCCGCCGATCCTCCGATCATTGGGCCGCGCGTCACACACACCGCGCCCCATACATTGGGGACCGGCAGTAACGTTTTATTCGTCGCCGTCGAGGGCGCCTTTCCGCCAGTTGATGACATTACCAGCGTCACTTATGGCGGGTATTCGTTGGTTGAAGTCGCCAAATATGTGCCGCGTGTCGAAGATAATCAACGATGCCTCTACCTTTACGGATTGATTGATCCGCCCGCCGGCACTCATGATGTCATTACCGAATGTGATGGCAGTCATTACCTCGCGGTGCTGGCAATGGATTATTCGGGTGCTACCGCCGAGGATATTTCTGTAATTAGAAACGTCGCCCTTCAGGGCTCGACCGAATTGACTACGACGATTGACGTCATTCGGCCGGACAGCTGGGTTGTGCTTCTGGAATCGGGTTACGACGAGGATGTCGCACGCGCTGGGCCTGGCGTAGTTGGGCCGCGGACTTACGGCGAGCAATGGGGCTCGCCTTCGTTTTTCGACAGTGGCGCAGCGGTGCCAGCTGGTGAGCACCAATTCACCACATACCGCACCCCGCCTCATGATACCTATCCGGGGATATTGCATCTTGCCATTGCTTTCGCGCCGGCTGACTCCGCACCACCTGCGCCAGGGTTCAACCGCGCTGCCGATCTCGGGCACAACAATTTTATTTCGACGGTGTTGCGGGCGTCCTACACCCTCGGCGCCGGCAGCAATCTGTTGTTTGTCGTCTTTGTCGGCGACCCGGTACGGGGCTTCACTTCGGGGGTGCTGCCACAAATGCCGGGGCGGCCCTCGCAGCCCTTGCCGGCAATAGATGATGTGCTTTGGGTACGGTGGGGCGGTCAAGACCTGTTGCTCGCGGCGAAGATTACGATGCCGTCGGAGGGCTGGCCGCCGGCAGTCACCGAGCATGAACGGTGGGGATATATTTATTACCTTGAAAACCCGCTGCCCGGCACGCAACAAATTGAAATACAATGCGGGACGGGACAAAGCTTTATCGCCGCCGTCGCCGCCGATTATCGAGGCGCGCGGCTGACCGGCATCAACGCATGGCGCCAGAACTTTTTTCCCTATGCGCAAGACGCGCCATTTACCACCGAAATTGATACGACCGCCCCGAATTGCTGGGTATTTCTTTACACCGATCAGAACCCTAATCCTCCCGACGATCCGGCGAACGCACCCCAACCCGCCGACGATTCGTGTGTATTCCGCATCCTCGGCGGCGGCTTTACGCCGGGGCCGAATCCGGGGCCTTGGGGGCGGCCTGGGATATTCGACAGCAACCGTACGGTGCCGGTCGGCACCTATGCGATATCAACCGCGCAGTCGAACCGTTATGACGGCACCGGTATCGTGCACCTAGCGGTCGCGTTTGAAGTCGAGGCGCCGGTCGCGCCGGCCGAGCCGGTCGCGGTTGACCTCGATCTTGCCCAGCATGCGCCGGTCGAAGTTTCCGGCAATCTGGCGGCGCGCGTTTTCCCGCGCCCGATCGGGGTTAGCCTCGACCCGGCGACGCATCCGCGCGTCGAGATATCGAGCCGCTGATGGCTGTCGGAACGATCAATGTCCGCATCTTCCCGACGCCTGCCGCTGTCGCGCTCGCACCCGCCGCACATCCGCCGGTCGCAGCTGTGGGGACGATCAACGTCGCGATTGGCGAGGCCGTCCATCCGGCCGCCGTCCAGCTGATCCCGGGAACGCATCCGCTCCCCGCCGCCGGCGGCACGATCGCCGCGCGCATTCATCCGATACCCGCCGCGCTCGGGCTCGCCCCGACGCCGCATCTGCCGCCGGTGCGGGTCGGCCGCATCCTCGTTCAGGTTGGCGCCGGGCTGTGGCCGACTGTCGTCGCGCTGGACCCGCTGCCGCATGCGCCGGTCACTGCGCGCGGCGACCTGCCGGTCGACATTCATTCACTGCCGATCGTCGCCCTCGATCCCGCCCGTCATTCGATCCCGCCCAAGACCGGAACGATCAGGGTTATGGTCCGGGGGTCCTTCTGGGGGCCGCCGCCGTGGGCCTCGGGACCGGAAGGCCGGATCGAGGCGCGTTTTAGGCTCGACAATCTCGACACCATTCCGCCACCGTCCGCGCCAGGACGACGCGCAACCCGGAGGTACAAATGACCTTTCATCCGTCGCGCCCGGAACGCGGCGCGCCACCGCGCGAAACTGAGGGGTCGCGCCTCTTTGTCCGGCCGCGCGAGGGCTACCTGGTGCGCGACCCGACGACCGGGCAGCCGCTGCGCCCAGAAGGGCAGGAAATCAGACGCCACCGGATTTACTACGAGCGCCGGATCGCGACCGGCGATTGTGAGCGGATCGACGCGCCACCGAAAAAGGGGGAATGACCGATGGCGATCAGTTTCAATCAAATTCCGGGGAACCTGCGCGTCCCGCTCGCCTATTTCGAGATCGACCCGTCGCAGGCCGCGTCCTATCAGGAAATCACCTATGCGTTGCTGCTGGGGACGCACAATCCGATGCGCGGCCCGCTACAGGTCAACACCCTGACGCGCATCCGCTCGCCGTTTGACGCGGAAGGGCAATGCGGGGTCGGGTCCGCGCTGGCACGCGCCGCGGGGGCTTATTTCCGCAACAATCAATCTGTCCCGCTGTGGGTCATCGCCGCGCCCGAAACCGGATTTACCGCCGGGGTCGGCCGCTTCGAGGTCAGCGGTGCCGCGACGCAAGGCGGAACGATCCCGCTTTACATCGGCGGCCGGATGATCCGGGTTTACGTCACTGCCGGAATGGACGACGACGCCGTCCTCGACGCGATGATCGAGGCGATCGATACCGACCCCGCGATCGGCGTGGTCGCGACGAAACAGGACGCCGATCCGGGCGATCCTGTGGGACCGCCGATCGTTCCACCGTCGCCGGGTGCCGTCATCGTGACGTCGGCCAATCCAGGCGTCGCTGGGGCATTGAGTCTCGCCGTCGCCTACCGTGGACCCGCCTATGGCGAGATCGTCCCTGCGGGGCTGACAATCACCACCGTCCAGATGGACGCGACCGCCGGAGGCACCGCGCCGAGCGGGGTTCCGAACCTCGACACCTTGCTCGCAAACCTCGGCGACGAACTGTTCGACTACATCTCATCTCCTTGGTCGGATGCCGCGTCGCTCGATTCCCTGTCCGAACTGATGAACGACATCACCGGACGCTGGTCGTGGCAGTCGCAGCTATACGGGCATGCGTTCGCCTATCAGGACGCGACGTTTGCCGCGCTCGCGACCTATGGCAACACCCGCAACGATCAGCATGTCACGCTCGCCGGGATGGACGGGTGCCTCGCGCCAGTCTGCGAGATTTCCGCCGCCTGGACCGGGCAATGCGCCGGATCGCTGGTTGTCGATCCCGCCCGCCCGGTGCAGAGCCTGCCATTGCTCGGGATCTTGCCGCCGCCGGCCGAACGCCGCTTCGACATCCTCGATCGCCAAACGCTCTATTTCGACGGGATCGCCTGCACCTATGTCGACGCGGGCGGGGTGATCCGGATCGATCGCTCGATCACGACCTATCAGCGCAACGTCTGGGGGGCGCCGGATAACAGCTATCTCGACGTCGAAACGCTGTTCACGCTGGCCTATTTCAACCGGTTTATGCGCCAGCGCATCCTGACGAAATTCCCGCGCCACAAGCTCGCCAACGACGACACACGCTTTGGCGCCGGCCAGGCGATCGTGACGCCCGCGATCATCCGCAGTGAGATGATCGCCGCCTATGGCGAACTCGAGGTCGCCGGGATCATGGAAAACATGACCGCGTTCAAAGCGAACCTTATCATCGAGCGCAATGCGCAGGACCCGAACCGGGTCGATGCGCTACTGCCGCCGGACATGGTCAATCAACTGAGAATTTTCGCCGCCCTGACGCAGTTCAGGTTGCGGACGATATCCGTCGAGGCCGCCTAACCCGGACAAAAAAAGGGGTCCGGCCGAACCGGACCCCATAGGGCTGTCTAGTCGCTCAGTAGCACCGTTGGGCACTCTAACCCGCCGGGATCGGAGCAGGCAAGATGGCAGACCCTAATCACATTGGCGGTGTGGGCTCGATCAAGGTTGACGGACGCCAGCTGTCCGTCCGCGGAACCCTGACGATCAGCCCTAACCTCTGGACCCGCACCGGCGTCGGCGGGCCTGACGGGGTGCATGGTTACACCGCAGCGAACCATGTTCCCTACATCGAGGCCGAGATTTCGAACCGGCCGCAGTTTTTCTCGATCGAGGAACTGGATCAAATCGTCAATTCGACGATCACCGCTTCGCTCGGCAATGGCGAAACCTGGACGTTGCGCAATGCCTGGAAAGCCGCGGACAGCGAACTCGACGCGCTCGAGGGAACCGTGACGGTCCGCTTCGAAGGTCATGAATGCTACCGGAGTTGAACCGATGCCGGAACGCACCGCGTCGCTCGTCCTCGCTGATCCGATCACCTTTGACGGGCACACCTATACCGAGATCAAATTGCGCACGCCGCGGGGCCGCGAAATCCGCGAGATCGCCGAATATGTGACCGACACGGACAAGCAATTCGCGATGCTGTCGAAGCTGTCCGGGGTGCCGATCGGGGTTTTCGACGAAATGCTGTGGCCCGATCTCGATGCGCTTAACGACCTGTTGTCCGAGGTCATGTCGAAGGTCCCTCGGATGCCGTCGAAGTCCTTGGATGGCTTGCGTATCGTTTCGGATTCCAGCCCTCGGAATTAGATGCGATGGACCTGGACGCGATCCTGTTTTGGCTTCGACGGCTGAACCACATCAGCCGCGTTGAACTGCGCAACGCACGGCGCGGGCGGTTCTGATCGATGGCGCGCGGACGCGATCCTGGTTTCCGGGTCATAGCATCCCTGACGGATCGCTTTACTGCGCCGATCAAAAACATCAACCGGGGGATTGGCGAAGCGACTGCGAAGATGCGCGCCCTGGCCGCGGCACCCGCTGCGATCGCGCGATCCGCCGGCCTCGACAAGATCGGCGCCGCAGCCGCCAATGTCGGCCGATCGTTTGGGAACCTGCGCAATGCCGTCGCCTCGACGATCTCGCCCTTTGCCCGCCTTGCGGCGATCGGGGCTGGGGTCGGGCTCGTCTCGCTGACCGCGTCATCGGTTGGGCTCGGGGCCGAACTGGTCAAGCTGAACCGTCAAACCGGATGGTCGATCGAGGGTTTGCAGCGCTACGGATATGCCGCCGAACAAAGCGGCGTCGAAACCGGATCGTTCAATAGCTCGCTGATCAAGCTGAACAAGGCGATTGCCGGAGGCCGCAGCGGCAATAAGCAATTAGTCGCCGCTTTCGGATCAATCGGACTGCGCGCCGCGGACCTGCGCAACATGAATGCGGAGCAGATTTTCAATCGGATTTCCGACGCTGTCGCGCGGATGCGCGACCCTGTCTTAAAAGCCGCCCTCGCCGAAAAACTGCTGGGGAAATCCGCCTCGGAAATGATCGCGTTCCTCGAAGAGGGCAGCGGCGGAATTCAAAAACTCGGCAAAGACGCCGCGGTGATGGATGACGACACCGCGAAAGCCGCCAAGGGCTTCGGCGACACCATGACGAAGATGAAGCAACACGGAAAAGCGCTCGCCTTTTCGATCCTTAAAGAATTGCTGCCTGGAATGAACGGGGCCGCCGAGGGGATGGACGGTTGGCTGACCGCGAACCGGAAATGGCTGACCGAGACGATCACGCCCGCCGTCCGCGGCATGGGCGAGGGGCTGAAAGCGTTTTACGAGATCATCAAAAACCGCGTCGTCCCGATTGTCAAAACCGTGCTCGGACCCGCCTGGAAAGGGCTGACAGCGACGATCGGCGAGGGTAACGCTGTCCTGCTAGCGTTTACCGGACTTGTCGCGCCGAAGATCATCACCGCACTAATCGGGATCGCCGGCGCGTTCAAAGGGTTGGGGATCGCGCTGCTGGCGAACCCGGTCGGCGCCGCGATCGTCGCGATCGCGCTCGCGATGGGTTTCCTTGGATATTCGATCTATCAGGAACGCGAGACGATCGCGAAAGCCTGGGACGACGCCGGCACCACGATCACCAAGGGCGCGAACCTTGTCGCCGCCAACATCAAAGCGGCCGCCGCGGACGCGCCCAAATCGTGGGGCGAAGTCTGGGAGTCGATCACTTCGAAAGCCGGGACAATCTGGAACGATCTCGCGACTAGCGCTAAGTCGGGCGCGGCCCTTGTCGGCAACAACATCAGAGAGGCCGGACCCGAGATCAAAGCCGAATGGGACTTCGTCTGGGGCGGGGTCAAAAGCACGTTCAACGACGCGACAACGTGGCTGGGCAGCTGGATACCGTCATTCGATTGGGAACCAATCGAACAGCAATGGGACGACATGCCCGCATGGTTCTCGACGGACCTGTGGCCGCAGGTCGAGGGCACCTTCCGCGATCTCGGAACATGGTTCAAAGGCTGGCTTCCAGAATTCAGCAGCGACGACATTACGACCGCCTGGGGTGGGCTCAGTGAGCGCTTCCAGGCGAACGTCTGGACACCCGTCAAATCGACGTTCAGCGATCTCGGGACCTGGGTGAAGGGCTGGCTTCCAGAATTCAAATCGGACGACATCACGACCGCCTGGGGCGGGCTCAGTGAGCGCTTTCAATCGGACGTCTGGACGCCCGTCAAAAGCGGGTTCAGCGGAATATCCGGATGGGTCAAAAGCTGGGCTCCGGATTTCACGTCGCCACTGTCCTCGATCCCGGACGATTTGAGACGCTTTCTGACCGGTCCGATCGACTGGATCATGCAGCAATGGAACAAGCTGACCGCGTTCCTGTCGAATACCGTCGGTAAGATCGGCGGGTTCTTTTCCTCGATCGGAAACTGGTGGTCCGGCGGGGGTGGGGCAGCGCCTGCCGGAGCGCCGACCGGACCCGCGGTCATGCCGCAAATGCCGGCCGTCGCCGCAGCTGCAGGCGGGACGCAGGAAGTTCATGCCGGAATGGACGTGCGCTTTGCCAACGCGCCGGCCGGGATGCGCGCGTCGGTCCAGTCCGGGGGCAATATGGACGTCAATCTCGCGACTGATTATGCGGGGTCCGCCGCCGCCGCCGCGAGCTACTGAGGAGGGGCACTAAACCGATGCTGTCGTTTGCCGGTGCCGGGGGCGTGCGGTCGCGGATCGGGTATTTCCGCGACGTGCCGTTCCGTCTCGGAGGCTACGACCTGTCGGGCGGACGCCGCCACGAATTCCACGAATATCCGCTGCGCGACGAACCGCTCGCCGAGGATCTCGGCCGCCGCGGCCGCCGCTACAAATTCGAAGCGCACGTTATCGGCGACGCCTGGGAAGCGCAGCGCGACGCGCTACTCGATGCGCTCGAGGCGGCCGGACCCGGACAGCTGTTGCATCCCTATCTTGGGGAACACAAGGTCCTTGTCGACAAATACGAATTGAGCGAAGGCGCGAATCTACGCATCGCGAATTTCGCCCTGGAATTTGTCGAGACGACCGAATTCCAGTATCCGTCCTCGCAACCCAATCAACAGCGCCAGCTGGAAAGTTCTCTGGGGCAGGTGTGGGACCCGTAACGCAATCCTTTGCCGCCGGCTGGCGCGTCCGGGGTTATGCGAACTTCGTCGCCGACGATGCGACCGAAATCTGGTTGCAGCTGATCTATGAAATCGACCGCCAGCTGGATCGCGCCCAGGTCGAGCCCGACAGCGTCGCCCAGCTGCGCGCGATCACCGCGCGATTTTCGCCGTCCTTTGTCCGCCAGGACCCGACCGACGTCGCGATCGCGGTCGAGCGCTACATCGCGACGATCGCCTGTCAAATATTGGTCGAGGACGACGCGGCGATCGCCACGATGAGCGTGCTGTCGCTATGGGACACGTCGCTTGCGCCGATCCCGCGGATCCGGTCGGGCGGATACACGCCGACGCGCCAGCGCCAGGTCGCGAACCGCACCGCGCAGATTGCCCTGGTGCGCCGCTCCGCGGTGCTCGCCGCCGCGACCCGCATCCTGCAATTCGCGCCGTTGTCGCCGCAGCGCGCGGCCCAGCTGCGCGACGCGTTCGCTTTGATGTTTGCGCCGGTCATTGACGCTGCCTCGATCGCCGACGACGGGGCTGTCGTCCGCGGCCTGCGCGCCGTCCTGACTGCCGCCATCAATCTGCTGACGGATCGCATCGGCCCGGTGAACGAACTGGCGGTGTTTACGACCGCGATCACACTGCCGGTGCATGTCGCCGCGCATCGCATCTATCAGGACGCCCGCGAGGCCGCGATGCTCGCCGACGCGAACCCGGCCGCGCATCCGTCCTTTATGCCGCTGGTATTGCTGGCTCCCGCGCTGACGTGACGAGCCCGACGCCAAATCTGACTTTGACGCTGCGCGGTCGCGACTATGGCGGCTGGTTGCGCGTCCGCATCGAACGTGCCGCCAATCAGGCGACGATCCAGTGGGGCGTCATCGGGACGCGCGACTGGCCGGGAATGGAAGCTCTGTGGGACTTCGCGCCCGGAGATGCAATCCGCGGAACCGTCGGCGACAAACCTGTCGTTGTCGGCTGGGTCGACACGATCTCGCCGGCCTATGGCGCGGAACAGCATCAAATCGAGATCAGCGGGCGCGGCCTGGTCAGCGATCTTTGCGACTGTTCGCCGGAAGGTGCCCCGACCGAATGGAAACAGACGCCGGCCGGGACGATCATTACACAGATTGCCGCCGTCTTTGGGATCGAGGTCCGGATCGAGGCGGACCTGTCGCCGCCGCTGGATTTCAAACGCCAGCAGGGCGAGGCCGGATGGGAAAGCATCTCGCGGATATGCAAGCTGCGGCAATGTCTCGCCTATGAGGAACCGGACGGGACGCTGTTGGTGACGCGCGTCTCGCAGGAATATTGCGATACCGACCTGATCCAGGGCGAGAACATCAAGGACGCGACCGCCAAGCTGGACGATAAGGATCGGTATTCGGTCTACATCGTCAAAGGGCAGCAACCCGCCGCGAAGAAAGCCGGGGTTGCACCCAAACAAGCCGCGCAGTCCGTCGCCCAGGTCGAGGACCCTTCGATCCGCCGCTTTCGCCCGATGGTCATCGTTCAGGGCGCCTCGACGAACAACGGCGAGGCGCTGGAACGCGCCAAATGGGAGATGCAAAAGCGCTGGGGCGCCGGGCGCGAGGCCGAGATCGTCGTCCAGGGCTGGCACACGAAAGCGGGGCTGTTGTGGCCGGTCAACCGGCTGTGCCGCCTGCAAGACACATGGCTCGGGATCGACCGCGACATGTCGATCATCAAAGCGGCGCACGAACTCGGCGCGCGCGGGTCGATCACGACGCTTACCCTGCAACCGCCCGAAGCGCTGACACCGGAACCCGCCTCGCTCAGTGACACGAAGAAGGGCAAGGCGAAGGGCGGCAAGGGGAAAGGAAAGGGCAAGGGCGGCGGATCGTCGATCTGGGAGCAGGTCCGCGCCGACTATGTCGCCGGGGAGCGCCGCCGCACCGAAGCAAAACAATGATTTGAGGGTTGCCCGCCGATCCTGGGGGCCGTACACGGGCCGAGGAGGTTGGACGATGGATGATAGCAGTCGCGACGCTTTCCCTCATCAGACGGGCTCAGGCGGGGACCGCAGCCCCGTTGCGACCCGGTCCCTGCCGCCGATAATCCAGCCGATCCCGAATTCCGCGGTCGTCTATTGCCGTTTCGGCTTTCGGGTCTGGGGACCCTACGAACCGATGGTTGCCGGCCGCACCCTGCCGCATTTCCGCCTGCATGCCTGGGACCTGCCGTGAGCGAAGATCGCCGCTTAGCGCCCTTTATCCGCCGCATCAACATGATGATCAGCCGCGGCGCGCTCGAGGGCACGGCGGACGACGGCGACATCCAGACAATGCAGGTCGCGCTGCTGGCGGATGAAACCGCCGACGACGTCGAGCGCATCCAGACCTATGGGCTGTCGACGAACCCCCCGAATGGCGGCGACGCGCTTGTCGCGTTCGTCGGAGGCAATCGCGATCACGGCGTCGTCCTTGCCGTCAACGACCGCGGATCGCGTCCGAAGGGGCTGAAATCGGGCGAGGTGGTGCTTTACAACGATCAAGACGTCCGGGTGAGCCTGACGACAGACGGCGACCTAAAGATCGCCACGCGGCGACATGTCGAGATCGAGGCGACGGAGGAAATCACCATCAAGGCGAAGACGATGGCGATTGAGGTCGAGGAAGCGGTGACGATCATTGCCCCGGACGGGGTCCATATCGACGGCGACCTTGTCGTCGACGGCGACATCCGCGCGACCGGCTCGATCACGGGCGCGCCCTGATGCCGGACATCGCGACCGTGTGGAATGCCGAAATCAGCCGCGGCGATTACGACCTGGTCCCGCCCGGGGTGCTGCGTTCCGACCAGGACCTTGGGACGGCGGTCATGCTCAGCTGGTTCACCGATCGCACCTGCGAACCCGACGACGTGCCGCCGGACGGGGACGGACGCCGCGGATGGTGGGGCGACGCGTTCCGGACCTATCCGCTGGGATCGCGTCTGTGGTTGCTCGCCCGCGAAAAGGAAACCGAACAAACCCGCCTGCGCGCCGAAGCCTATGGCCGCGAAGCGCTGCGCTGGATGATCCGCGAAGAAATCGCGTCCGCGACCGAGGTATCCGCCGCCTGGACCGCGCCCGGACGCCTGGAGCTGACCGCCGTCATCGTCTCGCCGCCAGGAACCCGGATCGGATGGCGATTTGCGATCGCCTGGGGGCAGCTGGCCGGCCTCGAACTGATTTCCGGGGTAATCATCTGATGCCGGGGCCGAACAATTTTGCGCGGATGACGCTCCCCGAACTGATCGCGCAGGCGATCGCCGACATCGACGCGAACCTGCCCGCCGCAAACGCTCGCCTCGCGCAGAACAATTTGAACGTGCTAGCGATCATGTCGTCCGGACTGACGGATGAGCAGCTGGACGCGATCGAATATTACGCGACGCAAATTCACGTCACGACCGCCAACGAATCGGGTCTGGAACGCCACGCGGCCGAATGGGGGGTGCCGCGCAAGGATGCGACCCGCGCCACCGGCCGCTTGATTGCCGATGTCATCGGCGCAGCACCATTGCCCGCGCGCGCGCTGTTCCGCGATCAGACGACGCTGATCGAGGTCCGGACGACCGCGGACGGGATCCTGGTCGGAGCGACCCGCGAGGCGCCGATCGAAGCGGTGGCACCGGGGGCCGCCAGCAATCTGAGCGCAGGGACCCGGCTGATCACCGTTAGCCCGATCACCGGAGTCACCGGTGCTGGTCTGCCGAATGACATGCGCGGCGGAACCGATCAAGAGGACGTCGAGGTCTGGCGCTCGCGCATCCTCGACCGTATCCAGCGTCCGCCGCAGGGCGGCGCCGATTTCGACTATCGCCGCTGGGCCCTCGAATTCCCCGGCGTTACCCGCGCCTGGGTGTATCCGCGCGAACAGGGGCTGGGCACGGTCGTCGTCCGGTTTGCGATGGACAACACCTATCCGGGCGGTGTTCCGACGCAGGACGACGCCGCCGCCTTGCTCGCCTATATCGAGGCGCGCCGGCCGGTCACTGCCGAGATTTTCGTTTATGCGCCGGTCGCGCATCTCCTCGACGTCACAATCCGCGACCTGATCCCGCGCAATGAAACGACCGAGGCCGCAGTGATCGACGAATTGACGGACATGCTGTTGCGCGAGGGCCGACCCGGAGGGACGATCGCAATCAACTGGATTTGGGAGGCGGTGTCGATCGCGTCCGGGGTGCGGACGCATAAGATCGACGCGCCACCGGACGACGTCGCGATCCCGATCGGGGGACTGCCGATCCTGGGGACCGTGAATTACGTCGCAACCCCGCCGATCCGCGCCCGATGAGCGAGGAAACCCGTTCTGCGCAGGCTGTCCTGCGCAAGGAGGATTTCGACGAACAGGCAATGGCGATGCTGCCTTCCGGGATCGCCTGGAACAACCATCGCGACGGCGTTCAGCCGCGACTCGTCAAGGCGCTGATCGGCAATCATTACCATGCTTATCGCCGCATCCTCGCGATGCTGAACGAGGCGGACCCGCGGACGACCGTCGAGACGATCGCGATGTGGGAAACCGACTGCGGACTGCCGGACCCTTGCGTCGGCGAACTCGCGCCCTCCCTGGAACTGCGCCGTCGCGACATCGTCGCCAAGCGCCAATCGGGCGGCGTCGCCACACCGCAGCAATTCATCGAATTCGCCGCCGCGCTCGGCTGGCGGATTTCGATCGTCGAATATCGTCCCTTTCGTGTCTGGTCGGAGTGCGACGCGTTTCTGAACCCGGAACCTGACTGGCCGCATACCTGGATGGTCGTGGTTCACGACGACGAACAGCGGATCACCTGGTTCGACGTGAGCTCGCAATGCACCGAATTTATCGCGTCCTGGGGCTTCAATTCGCTGGAATGCGCGATCCTGGCGCTGGCACCGGCACAGACGCGGGTATTGTTCGCTTATGCGCCGCTGATCGTGACGACGGTCTGGGATGGTGGTGCGACGATCTGGGATGGTGGTGCGACGATTTGGAAGGATCGAATTTAGATGAATTCGCAGATTGATCCGCTAATCCCGATTTCAGGGTCCGAACCTGGCCCGTCAAGCGATAGCGTGCGCCTCAATTTCCGACGTGCCAGGGACGAAATAAACCAGCTGGACTCCAGCAAACTGCCGCTGAATGGCGGCGCGATGAATGGACCATTGCGGTTCATTCTGCCGATTGCCCCGCCGACGATGGGCGTCCGGTCGCCGGGAACCCGGATCGTTCTCTATGATTTGCTGGGCTTGGGTTCGGTCGACTACGCGATCGGGGTCGCCGCCGGCACCACATGGTTCTCGATCCCTGGCGGCCGTTTCGACTGGTATTGCAACGAAGATGTGATCGCGACCCTCGACGCCAGCGGCAATTTCCTAGTGGGCGGGTATGTGAGCCTGGGCCGCGATCCTTTTGATCCGAACCATGCCGCGAACCTGCGTTATGTCGATGCCGCGATCGCCGCGATCCCGCCCGCCCTGCCATTGACAGGCGGGACCCTGACGGGCGCGCTCGCGGTCACGAGGGCGCTTGATCTTATTCCAGTGCAACCGACCGCCACGCGCTATGGCCTATGGAATGATGGGGCCTTTCTTGTTCTCGGCGTTCCGGGGTCTCCCGGAACAGCAATCATGTCGCTGGCCATTCACGAGGGCGAGAACAGCACCTGGTTCAATGGCGTCCTGGGATGCGAGTCCGACCTGCCAGTGATCTCGCTGATGACGGCCAAGCCCGGTGATCCTTTCGTCGGTTTGTGGAACCCCGGCGACGGACTGCATATCGGCCTGACGGACGAATGGGGCAGGCCGGACACCTCGATCGTCACGATCACCGCGGCCGGCGCTCAATTCGAACTGCCGGTTATCCTGCCGGACGATCCGACTGCGCCGCTCGAGGCCGCGACCAAACAATATGTCGACGACGCGATCGCCGCGCTGCGCGCCGAATTACGAGGGGGATAAGACCATGCAAAGGATCGCGACCGACACGCGCCAACGCGACAAATTCGGCCCCGGTAAGGATGGGTTCACCGCCGGCAACATCGCAACGGGCCTATCGTCGACGCAGCTGGAACCCGACTGGTTCGACAACCTCCAAGAGGAAGTTTCGAACGTCGTCGAGATCGAACTGGGGCCACTCGATGGCGCCGACAAATTCCAGCTATGGAAAGCGATCGACGCCCAAATCGGCCGCAGCATTTCCGGCATCCCACCCTTGCCCGGTTTTGTGCTGCGCGCCGGCGACACGATGACCGGACCCCTCAGCTTTAATGCCGGGCTTGCGCCACCGACCACGGGATCGATTGGATCACGCTTAGTGTTGTTTCCGGGTGGGGGCGCGCCTGGAAGCGCCGATTTGGCGCTCGGTATTATGCCCGGTGGGATGTGGTTCAGCGCTCGCACCGTCGCAGATACCTTTTCGTGGTATGGCGGTGAAGCGGTCATCGCCACTCTGGGCGGGAATGGGACGCTATCCCTCGTTGGCACTGCCGTATTAGGACGCGATCCGCTTGTGCCGGCTGAGGCCGCGACCAAGCGCTACGTTGACGATCGGGTGGATCTGAGCGGCTACCTGCCGCTGACCGGCGGCACGATTACGGGCGGGCTCACCGTCAACGGCCAGTTCGCTGCGATGAGCGGTGTGCAGATTACCGGCGCGGGCGTGCTGTACGCGAATTATAGCGGTAACTGGATCGGCTTTGGCTGGGATGGGACTAACCTGAACGCATATATCGACAACGGCTATGTGGGCCGAGCGGTAATTGCTAATCCTGGCGCAGTCATCGGCGGCAATCTGGAAGTCGGTGGCAATGGCAACTTTAGCACCCTCGGCTGCTTTAACAACGCGACAATCAATGGCAGCGTTTCAACAGCCTATCTCGTTTGTAGCGGCGGTGCCGACATTACCGGAATGATCAATTGCTCGCACGTCCAACTGAACGCCTTTGACCTGATACTAAACCAGCCGGGCGAGGCGGGGTGTATATCGCGGGCGGGCTACTCGAAAATTGTGCTTCAATCGACCGGCGGTGCACCGCTCGCCGAAGTATCGATCAGCGCCCAGGATTTCAATTTCACCGGCGCTTGGGCTGGCCGATTCTCAAACCCCAATTGGGACACCATCTCCGACGTCCAGCTAAAAAAAGACATCGAACCCTATCGGCAAGGGCTTGCTGCGATCCGCGGGCTTGCCCCGGTGTCCTACGCCTTCAACGGGCTCGGCGGAACAACCGACGACGGTCGCCGCTTCGTCGGATTCCTGGCGAACGATTGTATCCAAATCATGCCCGAACTCGCCGTCGGCGAGCGCAGGGTGAAATTGTACGCCGACGATGCCGAGGATACGCCAGTGCAGGGGCTCAACCTCTCACCCGTCACTTTCGCGCTGGTGAACGCGATCAAGGAACTCGCCGACCGCATCGAGGCGCTGGAAGACGATCGCGTCGGCCCGCCAACACCGCGCGTTTAAGGGAGACAGTGACCATGCGCAGCAATGGAACCCTGGGCTATGGCGACAACAGCGTCTCGGTGCAACTCGACGCGTCGCAGCCGATCGAGATCACGTTGACTGCCGGCGGCTGGAATGCGGTCCTGAGCATGATCGCGAAAGCGCCGTGGGACGTCGCTGATCCCTTTATGCAAGCGATCCGCCGCCAGATAGCGATCGCCGTCACGCCACCGTCCGGCGCCGCGGAGCAGACGCAAGGCGGGCCGAGCAACGACCGATGAGGAACGCGCGCCCGCCGCGGTTCCGCGCGCCGTGGCTACCCTCGCGCGCTGCCTCGCTCGCCGCCTTCCGCCAGGAGCAACGCCGCTGGAACCCGCAACCGCCCGCAGCTGCACGCGGGTACGATCCAGCCTGGAGCGCGCTGCGCGCCCAACATCTCGCCGTCGAGCCCAACTGCCGAAAATGCGCGCTGCGGGGCGTCGAGACGTCCGCCAGGATCGTCGATCACGTCGTCCCGGTGCGCGTCGCCCCCGAGCGCCGCCTCGATCCGACAAACCTGCAATCGCTCTGCTGGCCGTGCCACAACGCCAAAACTCAACGGGAAGTACGCGCGCGACGATAGCGCCGCAATATCTCGACATGGTAAGGGCTGGCGGGCAAACCCGCCTAACCCACAAAGGGGATATGCATGCCGCGCAGACCGCAACTCGGTTATTTCTTCCCGGTCCATCGGCCGGGACATGGGCTGCCTTGGCCGGAACGTCCGACCGATCCCGGATGGGGCGTCGAGGAGGGCGAACTTCCCGAGGTCGAACCGCCGGAACCGGGCGAGCCCGGACATCCCCTGCCACCGAACCCGCCCGGAATTTGGCCGCCGCTCGATGGGGCGGGTCCGTCGCATCCGATTTTCCCGGTCGAGCCCGATGACGGACCCTGGGAACCGGGTGAGATATGGCCGCCGATCCGTCCGCCGGGCGGCGGTCGCCTGCCGACAGCGCCGGGGCAGCCACTACCCAAACAGCTGTTTTGGGCGCTCGTCCATCTGACCGGATACGGGTTCCGCTGGGTCGTCGTCGACCTTAACGCGGTTCATCGTCCGACACCGCCCGCCGGTGGCATCGTCGGGCGTCCGCCG